GATTGCTGGTGGTTTATGCCTCCCGCTAACGGTTTCGGTCGCGCTGGTATTCCTGACTTTGTTGGCATCGTCAACGGTCTTGGGTTTGCTGTGGAGACAAAGTTCGGCAAGGGGACTACTACTGCGAACCAAGAGCGCGAGATCGCGGCTGTATCGCAAGCAGGCGGAGAAGTCTGGATCGTGAGAGAAACCAACGTGGACGAATGGGCGCTCACGTTCAAAGCATGGGTGGCACTGAATGCTCGTAATACCTGACAAGCGCAAGATCATCATCAACAGCAATGAGAATGCAGCTGTTGCGCGAGCTATCCCCCATGCCAAGCTGTTGCAGCACAACGGCGAAGACATGCTGGCCATGCCCTACGGTGTTGATGAGTCGATGGTTCTCAAGAACCTCGGCTTCAGTGTGCCTGCGCCGATATTGCAGTACTACAACTGGCCCGGTCGCTTCACAGCGATGGAGCACCAGAAAGACACTGCAGCGTTCTTAACCATGCACAAGCGTGCCCTGTGTCTTAACGCTCCGGGTACTGGCAAGTCCATCAGCTCGATCTGGGCCGCTGACTTTTTGCTTGATGAGGGTGTGGCCAAGAAGGTGCTCATCATCGCTCCGCTGTCCACGGTGAAAGTCGTGTGGGGTCGTGAGCTCAAGCATCACCTGCCTCATCGCTCGTTCGTTATCTGCACGGGGACAAAGCAAAAGCGCCTTGACCTGCTGGCTACGCCCGGGGTGCAGTACGTCATCATCAACCATGACGGGTTCACCAACATGGCCGCAGAGCTGAATGACTTCGACGTGGTGATCTACGACGAGGCGACAGCGCTGAAGTCACCAAGCTCACAGCGGTACAAGATATTCGCCAAGTGGATGACCAAGAACCAGCCATGGCTGTGGATGCTGACGGGCACGCCCATCTCGCAGACGCCAGCTGACGCATGGACACTGGCACGACTGGTGGATTCACCACAGTGCCCCAAGAGCTTCACCACGTTCAAAGACTTGGTGATGCAGAAGGTGACGACGTTCCGCTGGGTGCCACGTGCTGACGCACTGGAGACATGCCGCAAGGTGCTGCAGCCTTCGATCAGGTTCTCACTGGACGAGTGCAAGGACTTGCCTGACACCAACTTTGTAGGTCGCAAGACCGAGCTGACCAAGCAGCAGGAGAAGGCGTTCAAGGACATGAAGGACAAGGCGGTGACGATCTTCGCTGGTGGCGAAGTGACTGCGCCCAACGCAGCCGTGGTGCTGGCCAAGCTGTTGCAAATCTGCTGCGGCTCAGTCATCAGCGAGAGCGGTGTGATTGACATGGACGACTCAGAGAGGTACAATACACTCACTGAATTACTCACGGAGATCGGCGACAAAGCAATCATCTTCATGCCGTTCAAAGCGTCACAACAACGCATGTTGAGCAGGCTCACCGCAGATGGTTTCGATGTTGCAATGGTCAACGGGGACACAAGCAAAAAGGATCGTGATCAGATATTCAACGACTTCCAGCACACGGACAAGCCGCAGATTTTGCTGGCCCACCCCAAGGTTGCTGCGCACGGTTTGACACTGACACGCGCCAAGGACATCATTTGGTTTGCGCCTATTTATTCACTTGAGCAATACGAGCAGGCCAATGCAAGGATTCGCCGGTTGACAACAACTGGCAAAACGACTGTGTGGCACATCTGGGCCACCGGCTTTGAAGCAGAGTTATACCGCCGACTCCGCGCAAAGAAAAACACACTGGCGGAGTTTTTGAATTTGGTGCAAGGCATCAACAGTGACGAGTAAGAAACGAGGTAACTGAATGAACTACGACATTGCCGCAGAGCGGTATCTGCAGGTTCGCAACGAGATTGAAGCTCTCGAACGCGAACACAAGACAACCAAGGCCAAGCTCACAGAAAAGATGGTGGCCCTTGAAAACTGGATGACAGCGAAAGCACAGGAAGACGGACTGGAGACAGTCAAGACTCCGCACGGTACGGCCTACTGGTCTACCCATCACACCGCAACAGTTGGTTCTCGTGAAGAGTTCTTCAGCTTTTGCAAAGAGCACGATGCTTGGGACATGGTTGAGAGCCGAGCATCAAAGACGGGGGTCAAGAGTTACATCGAGGCCAACGGCGCACCTCCACCCGGGGTAAATTTCTCATCGACAAAAGTGTTCAACATGCGCAAAGCGCAATCCAAGGAGTAACTTAATGAGCAACATGATCGCAAACGTCCCAGCGCACATCGCAGCGCGTATCGCAGCCCGCCAACAAGCTGGCACCAAGTCCTCCGTGGCATCTGCCATCGTCTCTGACGGCGTGAGCATCCCACGCATCAGCATCCGTGCTGGCCGCTATCGCCTGAACGAAGAGGGCGTCGAGACCACCGTGGGCGTGACACTGGACACCATCATCGTGGGTGCCAACCCTCGCGTCTCCAAAGTGTTCTACGGCAAAGCCTTCGACGCATCCGCTGAGAACGTCCGCCCTGACTGCTGGTCCAACGATGGCCTGAAGGCTGACGCAAGCATTGACGCTCCTGTGCACAGCGCCTGCGCTGACTGCCCCAACAACGTGCTGGGCTCCAAGATTCTGCCGTCCGGTGCCAAGTCCAAGCTGTGCGCTGACCAGCGTCACCTCGCTGTTGTGGCTGCTGCTGACCCCACAAAGGTCTACAGCCTGACTGTGCCTGTAAGCGGTATGAAAGCTCTGCGTGAGTATTTCAAAGAGCTGGGCAACTACGGCATTGGCCCTGAAGAAGTTGTGACTGAGTTGGGCTTCGACGACGCCGCCAGCTTCCCAAAGATCACCTTCAAGCAGAAGGGGTATGTGCCAGAGAAAGCCATCACTCGTGTGGATGACCTGTTGGCAAGCGACTCTGTGAAAGTGGCGACTCGCCAGATGGCTCCAACAGCCGCTGGCCCAGCATTGGCTGCGCCCAAGGCACAGACCGCCATTGCAGCTCCTGCCGCACCCGCTGTGGATGATGCGTATGAAGAAGAGGCTGCAGCTCCAGCACCTGTTGTTTCCGCACAACCCAAGACCAAACCGACAGTTGCCCCAGTAAAAGCCTCGGATGAATTGGCTGCCAAGCTCGACAGCCTGTTTGACGAGTAATAGAATCACTGCTCGTTAAGGGCTCCCCGGCTTAGGCCGGGGTTTTTCATCTAGGGGCACATTTTGGACACCAAACACTTTCTTACTCGCGTTTTTGCCCAGCTCGACGAACTCGTCATCTGCACCCACAAGCCTGACAGATCAGGCCAAAATCCACGTGGGATATTTTGGAACAGAGGTTCGTTCGCCGACATCGACGACGCGGTCGCATCAATCATTGACTGGGACTCAGAGCCCAACACCACCGTCTACTTCGGCGTTGGTTCATTTGCCGGACACGGCTACACAGACGACAACAACAAACAAAAGTGGCATCGCAAGCAAGAGCATGCACAGTGGTTCAAGGCACTGGCTCTTGACCTCGACATCGGTGCAGACAAACCATACCAGACACAGAAAGAAGGCTGGACCGCGATGGTCGCAGCACTCAAAGCGATCGGCATGCCAAAGCCAATGGTCATATCGTCCGGTAACGGCATTCACTGCTACTGGCCACTTGTTGCCAGCGTGCGCAAAGATCATTGGGTCAAGGCATCCACTGCACTGCGCATCGCGCTAGAGGAGAACGGCGTTGAGATCGACACTTCAAAAATCCATGACCCATCCATGGTGCTCCGCCCCGTTGGCACGCACCACAAGAAACAGCAACCATGGAAGGACGTCCGGTGTGTTGCGGACTGCCCAGACTACGATGCTGCTGCGCTCTTCACAACGCTCAAGCCGTGGTTCGGCAAGAGTGCCAAACTATCATCCAACGCGCTCACACCGCGTGCAGGCAAGCCAAAGTCCTCGATACTTGCTGCCGTACTCAACTCCAACGATGTCATCCTTGACGCAGTGGCCTCCAGATGCAATCAAGTCAGAGCCCTTGTTGACTCTGGTGGATGCCTTGATGCTGCTGGTCGTGATGTACCTGAGCCTCTATGGCGTGCTTCACTTGGTCTGGCCAAGCATTGCACCGATGTAAGTGAAGCGGTCATCAAGATCGCTGGCAAGCACAAGGACTTTGATCTCAACAGCAGTCTCGACAAGATCAACGGTTGGAATGGTACAGGGCCAACCACGTGCGCCAAGTTCGAGCAGCTGTGCGCCAAGGGCTGCGAAGGGTGCCCGAGCCGTGGAAAGATCACAAGCCCTGCCCAGTTGTCCGTGGCGACCGAGGTGGCTGTCGAGAATGACGAAGGCGAAGAGATTGTGTTCACCATGCCCAAGGGCTATGTTGTGCAGAACGGGCAGATTTACCGCGAAGTCAAGACAGAGATTTCATCGACCGATGCCAACGGCAACGAGGTGGCGCAAGAAGTGATTGAGTTCGACCACATCAGCCCATACGAGATGCACATCACTGGTGTGTACAACGACGACGAGAGTGGCAAGTCAGCGTTCAAGCTGATGGTCAAGTACCCCATGACGGGCTGGAAAGAAAAGCCCCACGAGATGACGGTGCTGGCATCGCTCGGCAAAGACTTCAGCTCCTTTTTGCTGAACCGCCAGATTTACGTGAAGAACATTGGCCAACAAGAAAAAGTGCGGGGATTCCTGATGGATTACTTAACAATGGTGCAGCAGCAGGCACCGACTGGACAGGACTACGTGAGCTTCGGCTGGCAGAAGGATGGCTCATTCATGTGTGGCCCGACACTGCTTGGTGCAGAGCATGACGGCATTGACACACGACTGCGCGGTCCAGCCAAGTCGTTTGAGAACTTGATCGGTGCACACGGTTCCCGCGACGAGTGGGTTCGCGGCATGGACATGCTCAACCGCCCGGGTTCTGAAACGATACGCTCTGCTGTGTTGCTGGCGCTGACTGGCATCCTCGGACCTGTGGCTGGCAATGGCACACTTGTGGTGTCCATCTACTCAACAGAAACGACCACGGGCAAGACCCTGTCACTGATCGCCGCCAACAGTCTCATTGGCATGCCAAAGCAGCTGTTCCTAAGCCAGAAAGACACGGCCAATGCCCTGTACAAGCAGCGTGGTGTGCTCAACAGCCTGCCATGCTGCATCGACGAGATGACTGCAGCAGATGACAAAGACATCGCTGACATGACGTACCAGCTGAGCATGGGCCGCGAGAAGGTGTCCATGACCAAAGACCGCGACCTGCGTGACCCAGCCACGTGGGATGGGCCAACGCTGATGACGACCAACATCTCGATCTGGCAGAAGTTCGAGGGTGCACAGGCTGGCAACGAGCCGCTCAAAGCCCGTTGCTTGGAGTTGCCACAACATGACCGTACGTTCATTGAGACCCGCGAGGACGGCAAGAGCGATGGCTACGAGTTCTTCGACATCATGGCCAAGAACAACGGCTGGGCATTCCCTGAGCTGGTGCAGGTGGTGATCGACAAGGGCGGTCCAGAGGCTGTGTGGAAGTGGGCCGAGGCATCATTCGCCAAGACGTTCAACTTCATGTTCGAGCCACAGGAGCGCTTCTACCGTACAGCCATCATCTCTGCGTGGGGTATGGGGCGTATTGGTCAAGCCTTGGGCCTGTTCCCGTTCGATGTGCAGGGCACTATTGACCACCTGATCACGCACATCAAGAAGACACGCCAGTTCACCATTGACCACAAGACCGATGTGTTCGACATCGTGGGCCAGTTCCTTGCAGAGCACAACGACCAGATCGTTGAGTGCAAAGAGAAATACGGCTCAGGGGTTGAGCAGGTCACGATGCCAGCACCAGAGCGTGCAGTGGCCCGGGTCAAGATCGTCTATGACGACAAGAACCCCATCATGCCGGGGAGCCAAGTGGCGATCAACGCTGAGAAGCTGCGCTCATGGCTCAAGATCAAGCGTGATGGCTTGGACCGCATCGAGCGGGAGCTGGAAGCTGAGAACGCACTGCTGCGCCGCCGTGACCGCGTTACGATGTTCAAGGGCTGCCCAAAGCACGCCCCGGGCCAGATGCAGTGCATGATCGTGAATCTGAACCACCCACGCTTTGTTGACAGCCTGACGGGCACAACAGCCCGTGCACAGAGTAAGATCACCCTCGCAGTATTAGGAGCAGTTGCATGAAGTACGATGCAGACATCGCGCAGGGCATAGTCGACGAAGTAATCGAACTGTTGCATAAATACGACGAGTCTGTGTTGCTGCCAACTGTGCTTGGGTGCCTTGATATTGTAAAAGCGCAGCTGTTGCAAGAACACATGGAAGAGGATGACGATGAGTATTGATTCGATCGAGTTGTGGCACCGTAGGGGTCGGCCTGACCCCACTGCCCGGGAACTGGACATTCAGCTGGGATGTCACGTGGAAGAGTTTGTGGAGATGCTGGACTGCGTGCAGTTCAACGGTGGGTGGAATAACCTGCGCTACGAACTCAAGCTGCTGGCCGACCGCCTGAAGAGTGGGCAAGAGAATGTCGTAGTCCATGACCGCAAAGAGCTGCTGGACTCGTTGGCCGACCAGATCGTTACATCTGTGGGTGTTGGCCACTGCGCTGGCATGAAGATGACCGATGCAGTCGACGCCGTGAATCGCAGTAACTGGTCAAAGTACAACGAGAACGGCGAGCCTGTGTTCAACGAGCACGGCAAGATTGCCAAAGGATTGCGGTATAAACCGCCATACCTAGAGGGGCTATACTGATGCGAAAACAAACTCGCGAAAGTTTTTTATCGAAGGTATTGCCAGTGGCAAACGGATGTCATGAGTGGCAAGGAAGCATATTGTCTTCAGGCTATGGCCAAGTGAAGTGGCACGGTAAAAACGTACTGGCGCATAGACTTTCTGCTTATTTTCATGGACTTCTGCCAACTATTGAGAAGTCTACGGTAGGAGCACAGTATCAACTTATCTGCCACAAATGTGACAATAAGAAATGCTGTAATCCTGAGCACCTCTATCTTGGTAGCGGCGCGGATAATAGAGCAGATGCGATCGCAAGAAACAGAATAGGCGGCGTAGCAGGCTCACTCCACCATGCAGCAAGGCTAACAGAAGCCAAGGTTATAGAGATACGCGAGCTCGCAGACAGCGGAGTGGTTGTAGCAGACTTAGCGCGTAAATTTTTGGCTAGTCCTCGCAATATACGTAAAATATTGTCAGGTGCTAGATGGAAACACGTATAAATTTTTACTGAGGATTATGTATGCCACGTAATTACCGTGCTGAATATGATAAGTATCAGGGCCGACCAGAGCAAATTGCCAACCGTGCAAAGCGCAACGCTGCCCGCTCTGAGATGGAGAAGAAGGGTGTGGTGTCCAAGGGTGACGGCAAGGACGTCGACCACAAGACGCCCATCGTCAAAGGCGGCGGCAACGGATCAGGCAACCTGCGTGCAGTGCCCAAGTCCGCTAACCGCTCCTTTGCGCGTACCCGCAACGCGGGGATGAAGTAATTACTTCTTGGCCTTGGGCTTTACGCCCTTGGCCTTCTGGTCTTCACGAACGAACTTCGTGGCAACCTTCTTACTGACACCTACCTTCTTTGCAAAGGCAGGGTCGTGCATAGCGCCTCGCATCAAGTTGGCCTGAGCCTTTGATTTGAACGGCATTACTTCTTCTTGGCAGTATTTGCGGACTGCACAAAGTCAGCTTTGGTAGGAGCACCCTTGCTGCCTACCTTGCGCATCTTTTCGCCAGAGCCTTCAGCGATACGCTTTTGCTTGGCGTTGATGTTGGCGTAAAGTCCGGGCTTGGTAGCCATGTTACTTCGCCTTAGCCTTCATGGCGCAAGCGCCCATCTTGGCACACTTGGCGGGGGTAGGGCAGCCCTTGCAGGGCTTGAACATGATCGTCTTTTTCATGTTGGCCTCACTTCATTTTCGAGGTGGACTTTTTCCCCTCGTATTTCTTTTCCATGGCAGCGTAGGCTTTGGCGCTACCAGCCATCTTCTTCTCTTTGGCTTCCATCTTCTTGGATTCGCCTTTGCCGAACGGGTTCATCTTCTTGGTTGCCATGATGGGCTCCTTGGTTAAAACTACCACTTTACCTTATCTGCCCAGTATGCAGCAGACATTTTGCCTTTGGCGATGTTGCCCGCGTGGCGAGCTTTGAACGCCTCGTTGCGCTTAGAGCCGTCTGGCGACCCCTGCACACCTTGCTGGCCAAAACGGATTGTCTTGACCTGCTCACCGGATTTTGCCACGACTACGTGGCTTTTGGTAGGGTGGCTAGGGGTTGCCTTGGGCTTGTTGTAGCCCGACACGCCTGCGCGTGTCAGCCGAGAATCTTTGGTTGCCATCACTCTTCTCCTCTGGCTTTCGCCAATGCTTCTTGCATACGATCTCGCAAGCTGTCGAGTTCTTTGTCCAGTGCTTCGTAGTCAGGGTACCCTTTGCGGTACTCCGCACGCTTGGCCTTGGTCATTGCAGCCTTGTAGTCCTTCTTGATGTCCTTGACTTCCTTGTTCTGGTAGAACGCAGCCTCGTCGATGTTGAACTGGTACAAGCCAAGGCCACCCAGTGTGCGAGCCAAGAACATGGAACTCTTCTCGACACCTGTCGGCCCCATTGCGCCGTCTTTAAGATCACCGATCTGCTTCCAGAACTTGGTTGTCACAACTGGCGGTGCCATTGTGTCATATGCAGCCTTGCCTGTCGTGACAAGTTTATCCCACTCTGTATCTGTGGGGGCGTGCATTGGCTTGCCTGTAAAGGGATCGTATCCGTTCATGGCGGAGATTAGCGTAACTAGCGGACCACCGGGGGTAACAAAACCGGGCAACCACGACTGACCAGCAAGCGGGGACTCACCCGGCGCAGGCTGGAACAGCGACAGGAATGGCAGGTATTTGCCGACGTTGAGGTACGTTGGGTTTTGGTCGTCGCCAACAAACGGGATACGCATGTGCATGTATGGGCCGAGGCCGAACAGCGAACGCTCACGCAGGTAGTCTGGCCCTTTCTTGCGCAGCTCATCATCTTCTTCCCCACCCAGCGCGGCTTGCATAAGCATCACCGATGCCATCATGTTAACAATGGCCCAAGGCTTAGTAACTGCGATGCGACCGAGCACTGGCATGATGGCGTACGACCACGATACGAACGGCAGGAATGTCTGACGAGCGGCGCGGATTGCACGTGCGTCGATGTCATAGTCCAAGAACATTTTGCGCGAGGCCAGACCGACTTCTTCAAGCTGTTTGGCGTCGAGTTGTTTGGTGCCGTCGCGTAACTGGATGTTGCCAGCAGTCTCCAAGAACGCGGCGAAGCGGAACACGTTGTCCTCAGCTGCGTAGACTTCAGTAGCGTTGTCCTTCCAACCTTTGAGTGTGGCTTTAGTCTGCTCAAACTTTGCCATCGAAGTCATGCGTGTGATGTAGGACTGATCGCTGGCAGGGGTGATGGACTTGGACAAACGATCGTAGACACTTCCCTTGAGTTCAGAGTTCGTGAACTGGCCGAGCACAGCGCCGGAGTTGAAGAACGCCTGCATCAGTGCGCGATCAGCGTCGCTCATGGAGTCTGGATTGCGCTCAAAGTTGGCATACATACCTGCAGCACGTTTGAGTGTGCCAAGGCGAATACCATGGAGAATCAGCAAAGCGACGTTTGACAGCACGTTGGTGACGTGAGTGCCGGGGTTCAACACAGTTTTGGACTGCTTGAAGAACGCCATCAGTTCGTTGAACGACTTAAAGTTAATCGCTGGTGTGCGATCGTGCATGTCGATCATGGAGTTCCACACTGGGCCGGGGATGATCTTCCCAGCAAGAGCTCCGTAGGTTGTGCCCTTTGGCAGCTGCACCCATGTGCCAGTGCGCTGTGTCTGCCAGCGCAACGACTGCGACTTGGAAGCCTCGTCGGAAACCTGCAACACGTTGTTAAGCTCGATCTTGCGATCGCCAAATACTTCGTTGATTTCGTCAACGCTATCGAACGCAACTGCTTCAGCCGTAGGCTTGCCGTCTTCGCGGCCAATCGAAGCGAGGTTGCCGAAGTACATTGTAGCAGCATGCGCGTGAGACAGTGCAGCCGTGGTGTTGACCAAAGCCAGTGCGAGGTCTTCGCTCTTCAGGTCTTTCAGCGCGTCACGGGTAGTGATGCTGGACGAGAACTCGAAGTTGCCCTT